ATACTGAATTACCAATTACGATTGAAGCTAATTTTAATAATATACCACATAATTTACATTATTTATATTATCAATCTTTAATAAGCCATTATAATACCAATATAGTTGCACATAAAGATTTAAGTAAAGTAGAGGGCGAACCGAAAACAATTGAAGAAAAAAAGAGTGAATGGCGTATTAATAGAATAGTGGACATTATTTGTAAAACAATATCAAAATAATATGAGCAAGTATAAAGTTTTAGGATTTATGACTATCCATTACGCAGGGGACTATCTTAAAGAGTCTTTGCTATCGGTTGTAAATCATGTTGATAAGATGGTAATTGCTTATTCAAAGTATGGCAGTCAGGGTCATCAAACAGATGCACAATGCCCAGATAGTGAAGATGATATATTTGCAATTTGCAAACAGGTATTAGGGGATAAAATGATTTGGAACCGAAAGGATAGCTATGGAGCCGAATGGGAGCATAGGAACGTAAAGCATAAATACTCGGATGGTTATGATTTAGTATTAACAGTTGATTCAGATGAGGTTTACAAGTCTGAGGAATTGGATGCAAGTTTTGAGTTTGCATTTAGCAATGAGGAGAGATATTACGGAATTGATGGATTTATAAACTTTTGGAGGTCATTCAATCATGTTTGTTTAGATGGCTTCAGGCCAATTAGATTAGAAAATATGCATAGGTTTAACACATTCCAAAACCTTAATTTAAAACAAACCATTTATCATTTCAGTACGTGCCAGCCAGAGGCTATTATGAGATACAAATATTTAGTCTTTGGGCATGCATCGGAGTTAAAACCAAATTGGTTAGATGATATTTATTATAAATGGACACCTGACAATGATATAAGCGATTTACACTGTGTTTCTTACAATTTATGGAATACTATACCGTTTGACAAAAACGAATTGCCTGAGAGCCTTAAAATGCATCAAAACTTTAATAAGCAATTAGTATGATAACTGATAAAGAATACTTACAATCTTTAGAGATTGTTAAAGCGTACCACAAACAACTTCAAAATGATATTGATGGCGTTCATTTAACTCCGATTAGAGAATATGTGTTAAATCGTGATAGTAGCGTACGATTAAAAAATATTTTAATACTTATTGAAAGTGGCGACTACGAGAAATGCCACGAAAAGTATATTGAAAATATTGTACCAAAAAAAATGAACAGAGTTAGGGGATGCGGTAAAAAGTGTATTTTGGAATTTATTAAATTAAGAGGTTATTAGTATGACAGATATGGATTACGCAAAGGAAATCAGAAAGCAATTGAACATTCTAAACGAGTTAATTAAAGAGGCCGAGGATAGCGGTTTAGATATTGTTGTTTGGCAGTATGGTAAGCATGCAGATCATGAATTACAGGCTAAGATTACTAAAACTGTTGAGTTATGAAAGTAGCTGCAATAATTATTGATGATCGTGTTAAGGTTGCAGATAAAGCAATTAAAGAGCATAAAAAGTATTTACCAATCGAATGGCCTATTTTACATTTTAAAGCACCTTATTATGATGGGATTAATTCTTTAAAGTCTGCATCTGATTACAACAAAGTTTTAACCAATCCGTTATTTTGGAAGTTTTTAGAGTTTGATCGGGTGTTAGTTTTTCAGCATGATTCAGGATTACTCAGAGAGGGGATTGAGGAGTTTTTAAAGTGGGGTTTTATTGGGGCGTGGATTGATCACATACCAGGTTGTATGAATGGAGGGTTAAGTATTCGCAATCCTAAACTAATGTATGAGATATCAAAAAAAATACCATATAGGGGAATGGCAATGCATGGGAATGAAGATATTTACTTTTGTAACCAAATGCGCAAATTTGGTGTTTTGATGCCAGATAAAGAAACCTGTAATAAGTTTGCAGTTGAAACCGAGTTTGCATTGGGTTCAGTTGGTTATCACGCCATAAATAAGTATCATAAAAATTATAAATTAATTTTAAATCAATATGAAAGTAGTTAGGTTTTTGTTCAATTTAATTGGATGGTCAATATGTTTATTGGCGTTCAGCTTTTTAGTTTTAGCAGTATTAGCATTGCTTAAATATTTATGGTAAATCTTTACACATCATTTTATCAGGATAAAGATGCAAAGAGGCAAAAGGAGTTATTATACTGCCTGAACAAAAACATTGCAAATCCGTTAATTGATAATATATTTTTAATAGTTGAAGGCGATGTAAAATTACCTAAATCGGATAAGCTGATAATTGTTAATGGCAATCGGCCAACATATAGGAATTTCTTTGATTTGGTTAATGATACAGTTACATCCGTAAATGATATTTCAATAATCGCCAATACTGATATTTATTTTAATGAAACCTTAGCCAGTTTAGATATACATGAGAGGCAATGCATTGCTTTGAGTAGATGGGATAAAAAGAAAGATGGATTAAAATTGCACAATGAGAGGTTTAGCCAAGATAGTTGGATATTTAAAGGCAAATTACGAAATGTAAGATTTTGTGATTTTTATCTGGGCATTCCTGGTTGCGATAATAGGATTGCCTATGAACTGAACAGGGCAGGTTATAGAATGTTTAATCCAGCGACTAAAATACAATCAATCCATTACCATCAATCAGACTTGCATAATTACGATGGATCAACTCCAAAGATTCCTAAACCTTATTTATTTATCAATATAATATGAAAATTCTATTAAGTCCAGGAATATATTTGCCTCATCAAAGGGCAGGCTCAGAGATTTGTTTGCATCGTATCTGCCAGTATTTAATTAGCAAAGGGCATGAGGTTAAGGCAGTAACAAGGTATCCGATTGACTACAGTTACGAGGGCATAGATATTTATGCGCAAACAAAAGACTATAAAACGTGTCACAATAATTTATGGAATTGGGCCGATTTAGTTTTTTGTCAATTGTCAGGCACTTACTATGCAATGAACAAGCAGAGGATTAGTCCTAAAAAAATCATAAACTTTACTCATAACAATGCAGGTTATCCGCAAGTAGATATTAGAAAAAATGTATTTACTGTTTACAATACGGAGCAAGCTAAAAAAGAATTAAATTATAATCAGGAAACCTACGTTTTGCATCCGCCTGTTAATTATAGAGATTATGCAGATGTTGATACAAGCAAGGCCGAGTACATTACCTTAATAAACCATAACGAAAACAAGGGCGGAAAAATACTGATTGAAATTGCAAAGAAATTACCTAAACATAAATTTTTAGCGGTCCAAGGAGGTTACTATTTACAGATTACGGATCCAAAGGTTAGAAATATTAAATACGTTGGTATAACAGAGGATATACGGAAATATTTGGCAATGACTAAGTTGCTGATTGCGCCAAGCGAGTATGATAGTTATGGGATGGCTCAGGTAGAGGCCTTGTGTTGCAATATTCCTGTAATAGCATCAGATATAGAAGGGTTTAGGGAAAGCCTGGCAGATAGCGCCGTTTACGTTCAGCGGAACAATATAGATGCCTGGGTTGAAGCTGTAACAAATAGTGACCAGTTATTTAAAGATAAAAAGCCAATTGAGAGGGCAAAGCAATTAGATCCGATTAAGGATTTAGCCAAGTTTGAAAAATGGTTATTAAAAATTAGTAAATTAGCAACAAAATAATGGACAAGCCTTTTAAACAGAAAAAAGAATATGGATCAGTTAAACGTAGTAAGCCTAGATCAAGCGAAATTGTGGCTGAGAGTGGATTTAGATTACGATTACGAGGATACATTGATAACTGCATTAATAAAATCTGCGGTAAATCAAGTTGAGCAATACACCTTGCAGGTGTTATGGCAAAGGAGCATAACCGAGATTACGGACCGAAGCGGAAATTTAAAGATATACAACTATCCAATAATTGCGGTTGAGGATGTTTTTGATAAAGATTTTGAGGATGTTAATTTTGAGATTGAGCAAAGTCAATGGTACACTCATGTAATAACTAATCAGGCAGGGTTTAATACAGTCACTTACGTAGCTGGTTATGATTGGAATTATGATGGTGGGTCAGATGTTCCGGATGATATTGAAACGGCAATTAAGGAGATGATTACTTATTTATATGAGAATAGGGATAATCCTAAAGAGGAGATGCCAAAAGTGGTTACTTTTTTACTAGCGCCTTATAAGCGTATAACTTTATTCTAAATGAATCCAGGCAAACTAGACAGGCGTATTACGTTTGGTGAATTTTTAAGCGTAGAAAACGAATTTCAGGATTACATTATTACATTTGTACCTGAGTTAGTAACTTGGTCCAATGTTAAGCCTTCGGATGGATCTAGGCAGTTGGAAGCCGGTGAACAGGTAATAAATCAAACTTATAGATTTACAATCAGATACCGGAGAGATTTTCAGCCTACAAAGGATATGCGCATTGAGTACGGAGGGGATTATTTTACAATTCATTCAGTAAGGGATTTGGATGATCGCAGGAGGTTTAACGAAATAATTGGAAGGGTAACGGATGAAAACTCAAAAGATTAATATTAGTAAATTATTAAAGCAGATTGATGGCTTTGGCGTGGATGCTGAAAGGCTGGCGGTATCCATAACTAATGAAACTGCCAATAATATGGTAACGGATGCAAAACTAAAGGCGCCTGTTGATTTAAACCAATTAAGGTTATCAATAGGTAAAACAACTGCGAGAGTTGGTTATAATAAATCAATCTTTTTTGCTAATGCTCCTTATTCGGCCTATGTTGAATTTGGCACAGGAGGCAAGGTAAGAATACCAAAAGGGTTCAATGAATTAGCTGCAAGATATAAAGGCAAAGGAATTAGAGAGGTCAATATTAATCCTCAGCCATTTTTTATCCCAGCCTATCTACAAAACATACCTATTTATCAGAAAAGATTAAAAACCGCATTGGCAAGAGAAGCCAAAAAATATAATGCGAAAAAATAATTATATTTGAACCAATGAAGGATCCTAATTTATCTGTGCTTAATGCTTACAAAGATGCCTTATCCAATTCTTTTTAATCTCATTTGCATGCCCAAAGACTAAATATTTGTATCTCATAATAGCCTCTGGCTGGCACGTACTGAAATGATAAATTGTTTGTTTGAGATTAAGGTTTTGGAATGTG